TTCTCGAGAGTTTGAGAACCTAATTGCAATGAGCCACAATTTGCTGGAATAAATCCATTAAATCGAGCCAACGCCTCGGTTATCATCTCCCTAGAGATTGTAGAACATAACCCTGTTCGTCCGTCACCAGCCACATGAAATCCATATATCAGACTTTTGGAAAAGTCAACGATTAATGAACCACACATACCTGGTTTTGTGCCCGTTGGCACAGGATATTGATAGGGCTTGACAAGGGTAGCCTTGTCAGTTTTCACGCTGCTACTAAACATATTCCAGTGAGGATACATCCTGGTCGCTGTTTCGAAGCGAACGTGTGTGTCGAGATCAAGTGACACAAATTTAACAGTTTGTGTACCGACATGTTGATCTCGGCCATTCAAAAAATCGAGGTAACCCCTTCGAGGTATGGCGGTTGGGATTTGTAGAAGACATAAATCCTTACCCTCAAAATGGTGTACATGGACACTCGATAATTTTTGTTTGGCTACCGTAGGGTTCAGAGCATTCTCGTGAACGATGGTAACCTCAAATTCATCCTCCTTGGGAATCATGTGACTCACAGTCAAGTAAAAATTTGACTCAATTGGAAATGCTAGACAAGACTTTGGTCCGTCTTTTCCAATAACAGTAATCACACCTAAATCACGCTTCATGTGAGGCATGATGTTATCCAAAGGAGTGGTTCGAGCTTTCTCAGCGCGGAGGAAACTAGCTCGGATGTTTTCCGGCATCTGTTCCCTATACGTCAGATACTCGCTCCTTGGTCTAAAGGCCTTGTACACTAGGTAAGCAAAGGACACTAATCCTGCACCAATAAATATTCGATTGCGATATTCGAACATAACATCGGTTGTAGACTGTGCCAAATAAGTCAATACTCCAGTGCGGTTGGCCACTGCGTTATATGTACGTTTCCATGCGTACACCATCAACACAGCGGTGGATAAAACCGTTCCACCTACAATACATAAGATTGTAATGCCTAAATTCAAACGTAAAAACACGCTTAATAATAGCCAAACACATAAACTTATGCTTGATGTTCTCCTAACATTAATCGGGCAAAGGGCCAGAGATAAACCCAATGCTGATCTAAATTTAGTCACTTCCCACCATTTTTGTGAAAAGGACAGCATAGTGTTATAATTATCCACTACGCGACCTATACCATCGTCGACACCACAAAATTCGGATTCGACACAGCAGGTACAGTATGACATAGGAACGCAACACGTTGAACAATACTGCTCTTC